GGCTCAAATAACCATTGACCAACACCTGAGCTATAATCTATCCTTGGTATTCCTGCTGCTACTTCTTCTATTAAACCTAAAGCATTTACTCTTGTAGCGGTTGTTGCTCGAACAAAATCAAAATCTGCTTCTTGTATTTCTTTTACGCTTACGTTGTCGATTGAGCCTTCGAATCCTACTTGCGCTCTCAATCTAAAACTCGACGCAGATATAGCGGTGATTTTTTGAGAAAAAGTTCCATTTGAGTTGATAACATCACCTAAATTACCACCAATTTGAAGATAAAAATCTCCACTAACATAGTCTAATACTGTGGCATTAATTAAATACGTCTTTCCTGCCGTGGGTACAAGTGCGTCTTGGGCGCAAAAAGAAACGGATACTTGACTTCTATCGCAAACTGCTTTACCGTTAACCGTGTCAATACTCCATCCAGTACCCTTCGTCCAATTTGTATCAGTATCAAAAGTACCATTAGTAACTAACTCCGTAGGTAATACTTGATACTCTGGTTTAACTACGTTTATAGACCCGTTAGAATACGCAGTAGGTGTTAAGATGATACTTGCCTTATCAAGTAATCCTGAGTCCTCCAATGGCGTTAAAATAGCTTCTGTGCCTGTTTGGTTTTCGTATTCATCAGAACGTCCGCTAAGAACCGAAAGCAAACCACCTATCGCACTTAAATAAGACTGATATATAAAGCCAAAACCGTTTGTTACGATTTTACCCCACCACGTGTATTTGTATATTTCTCCGAATGCCATTGTTTCAAATAATTCTTTAGTAACTTAACGTTCTTATCTTTAGGTTTTAGCTTGTTCACGCTATTCACAATACCCACGATGTATAATTTGAACTTGTGTCCGGATGTATGTCGTCATTTGTGTTAGAACGATACTCCGGATAAAGTGTTTGGTTAAAACTCATATAATCCACAAACCTACGTGTGTAGTACTCGGCAAACTCACGCTCCTTTGAAACTAAATAATCAATCTCACTTTTGTTTACCGTTTCAGCATTCTCTGACGTGTGTTTGTAAACTCCGTTGTTTTTAACTTGATAAGCAGCAAACGGTAAGTAATCAACCATTGCAAAATGAATAAGCATTGGTTGCACGTATGTGGTTACAAGCGTTAAGTAGTCCCCAGATAACGTATCGGCTATTATATCAGCAGAAATCTTATTATAAAGGTCTGTTCCTAGATAATTACGGATATGAATTTCTTGCGCAATCTTGATAAAGTGTATGAACTTATCCGTGTCCACGTTACCATCGAGTATCGTGTTACGAACTAAGTCTTGTCGTGTTATGAATAGTGCGGTCATATTATTACAACATTGTATTTATTGTCTTTGTGTCCACTAACCATAGTTGATAAATATGGCTGGCTAATATTTAAATCTTTAGCACATTCACTAATACTATTATATGTAGTATTGTTAAACCCACAAAAAACACGTTTTCTTATTTTTGATATTGCCCATTCTGGTGTTACTCCACACATTCTTTTTTTTATTCTTTCAATTTCTTTTTTAGAATGAGTTTTTCCAGAAAAAGATTGAATTGGACCTTTTACATCTATATGATTTAATCCTTTGTTTATGCTATCGTAATAATTAATGTAAAATTGTTCTATTCTATTTTTTTCTTTTTTAACATCACTTAAAAAAAGCATTTCAACAATATGGGAATCAATTCCATATTTCTGTATTGATTTACAAAGTTTAGTACTTAAGTGTTTGGAACGATATAAATGTTCAATCATTCTTCTTTTAACATTGGAGGATTGTCCAATATATATCTCACCGCTTGGGTTAGTTATCTTATAAACTCCTGAAGTGTACATTAGCGAGCGTCTTTAGGTAAATTTGGGTTGTTGGGAGAAAAACCTTTCAACGGCATATCTTTCGGTGCTACTGGAACTTGTTGTTCATTCACTTCGGGAACAAATCCTTTTGATTTAGCCTGTCCTGTCGTGATTTCGCTTTTCTCACCGTCTTTAAGCTGGTAGGTTTTACGATACCACCTGTGATGGCATCTTGCTCCGCCTTTGTATAGCCATATCGAATAAAAATTAGAACCGCCTTCACCGAATCCTACATTAACCGCTTTCTGCTCCATCGCTATAATGTCTTCCTTGCGATAAACTTTAGCTGCATTAACCATAAGCTTGCAGAACTTGCGTGAATTAGCCGATGTCTTTAACGGGTTGTATTGATACCTAACCAAGAATTTAACGCCTTGTTGGCTTTCCTGTTTGCTTGTGCCGTCTTGTTTGGATGGCGCATTGGGTCTTGCTATCCCTGTGCTAACTAAACCAATCATTTTGTCTAGCCTTTCTTCCTGTGCGTAATCAACCTCCATTTCATCTACAAGGTCATACTCCGCTAAAAGCGTTTCTTCATCATCTCCCAAGTCGATAAGCAATTTAGCAACCTCATCAAGATAAGCATCGTCAGCTTCGGGTTGTTCTTTACTCATTTTAACATCTGTTCCAGCATCCGCCTTCACTCCTGTTTCCTCTTCTCTCGTTTCTTGGTCAGCAACATTCGAAAGGTCGGTAAATTCTAATGGTTGTAACGTCTTAAAGTAAAGGTTTAACGAGATATTATTTACCGCTAGTATCTTATCAAACGCATCCAACAAAAGTTCCTGAAAAGGTCTAATAACGGTGTTGTCCATTAAGATAGAAGCCGTTTTTAATTCGTCAGCGTTATTCCCTAATCCTGTGTTATCCTTAATACCTAAAAGCATAGGAGAAACCACCCTGTGGCTCATCATTACCTTTTTGGTACTTTCGTCTGACAGGAATTGGTATTGGTTGTGTGCTTCGCTTAATTGTATAGGCTCGATTGTCGCTGCTTGTGCTGCATCATCGTTAAAAGCTAACACAAACTTACCAGCATTCGAACTACCGCTCCATTTATCACGTATACGGTTTTCTAAAAGCTGCCTTTCCTCCTCGTTTGGCACTCCGTTGTTAAAGTTAATCAACATTGAAGGTGCAAGTCCATTCATTATGTTGTTTAGGTGATAGTTAGCAATCTCCTCTTCTAACTCCGCGTATTGCAAACCTCCTTGGTAGTCCACAGGAGCGTAGTAAAAGAACCCAGCACGATACGGCTTAACATAAAGTATCTCAATAGATTCTTTTGAAAATCCAAATGCAGGTATTCTTTTAGCCTCTTCGTTTGGTTTTAATTTCTTCCAATCAGCAGCGTAGTAGTAAGCTTCAATGTCGCCATCTTCATTTGCTTTCTCTGCTCTTAATGTTTGAACAGGGAAATGTTCCGCTTGTACGATTCTACTTCTGTCTTTTGAATATATCACTTGTATAGCACATTGCCCCATTAGTTTCAAATCGTATGCCAGCTTGCGCACACAATCCTTATGGAACATCGTTATGGCTTGGGCGTATTGGTCAGGCTTACGGGAAGAATCTGTAGCATCCAAACCACGTCCGTAAATCATTTCTGAAATACCGTTAATGATAGCGTTATTCGATGGAGAGCCGTTATACCTGTCAATCAAATATTGGAAATAGTCGTTGTCATCCCCATAAGCTACCCATTGCTTGTTTCTAACCTCCGTAATCTTGGGAGATGAGTAAGAAGCGAGCGCAACTACACTAACTTCGCTTTTTGGTTTTTTCATATAATAATAAATTCGTTATCTCGTGAATCTTCAGAAACATACACGTCTTTATTCACAGAGTAATAGTCGTTCAAATCTTGGTCGATGTCTTGGTCGGTGCAAAATACCTTATCCTTGTAAATTACATTTAAGCCATCTAATATCGTTAAATCATAAAACCTACCTTCAATTAAAGAAAACGCATTAGAAAGCGTTAAATAGCCTTGTACGTTAGTAGCAGCAACCGTGTAAGTAGCAGTTGTGTTTTTAGAATCATCCCGTAGCTTTAATGTTACGGAAGCAGGATAGCTTCTCGGAATCACACTTAAAGTCTGTGGGTCTGTGCTTGTAGTTAAAACCTTCATAACTTGCTTTGCTATCTATATAACGAATAAAAAAGAAAGTTTTGCATCAAAGCAAAAAAAAAGAGAACCTTACGGGGTTCTCTCTTAAACTAACCAACCAAACTAACTTTAGAACAAATTTCTAATAATTAAAAATAGGAATAAAATATAACCTATACAAATTCCTACTTTACTTACCTTGTCAATGATTCTGTCAATTGTTTTCATACTCCGTCTATTAAATTAATTTACAAAGTATAGATGGATTCCAATTTTGTGAATCTCCAACCTCTTGGAATGTGTCCTTCCAGAACTTTCTCTTATTGCCTTTGATAACTTTGTTTCTCCAAGACCAATCAGAAATCCATCCTTCAAACCTATCTTTCAATCCGTTTTTAACACCCCACTTAAATGTATCTTCGGTAGGTATCCAACGCTCGCATTCAACCTCTACTTGAGTTTTTGTTTCACGAACTACTTTAGCTTTAATCGCCCATCCAGTTGCTGCTGAGCTTTTAATTAATACTGTTTCTCCAATGCCATCAATTCCGATAACTCTTGAAAAATCCTTGTTTGCTACTAATGCTTTCATCTTTGTTGTTTTTAAAAGTTTCATCAAATATAATCAACATTTGTGAATAAACAATACCCTGATGCAAATTTTAACATTTTTAAGCAAAAAAAAAGAGAGCCGAAGCTCCCTTTAATTAAGTGTACCTAAATTAAGGTGTTGGGTTGATAGGTGTACCTGAATCATCCGCTGGACCAGAAGCACAGAAGAATGGTGGGTCGGTTTCCTGAGCAACAAGCGAAAGCGTAAAGCCACTTAAATCACCCATAGCAGCACCAGTAGCAATAGAGCCACCAGTAACCTCGCATCCGTGGTCTTTTCCAACTAGGAAAAAGTTCCCGTTGTAATCCTCAACCACTACTTGTGGGCGTCCGTGAGCAAGTAATTTGATTTGCTCTTGTGTCGCTACGTCAAGAAATGTTAAGGTAAGATTCAAGGTAGTTTCATAGAACGTTGTACCATTCTCTCTTGAAGAATTGATAGCGGTTTCCAAAGAAGAATTACCTTTAATCTCATATTTGTAGAACGTCTCGGCAGCATCCAATGTGATAGTGCCAGACGATGGAGAAAGCGCAGCGGTAACAGTCGAGTAAGGAGCAAAGAATACACTTTTTAAACCACCTACTGAACTCTTACACGGCAACACTCTTCCATTTGTAACTGAACAAGCCATATGTTGAGATTTTGAAGTTAAAAATAGGGGAGAGCGCTAACCCTCCCCGTTTAATTATGCAAGTGTAAGAAGCGTACAGTCAGAACCGATACCGTATTGGATACCGCTAGTAAAGCGCATAACCACACGAACGTTTTGCGAACCGTCAAGGTCTGCCATATCAAGAACTTTAACCTCGTTGTGGTCGCTTAACAA